CCGTACATACCGCCTCTTATTGAGCAGTTACTACCATCGTTGATACAGGGAGCGACATCTCTATTGTCTGAAGTGGTCAATAGTCTGCCAGGAATATTAGAGACATTGCTACCCGGCATAGGTGGGGAATTGGGACAGTCGATATCAACCGCTCTAAATTCTGTTTTTAGCACTCTGACATCGATTTTACCATCGATTCTGCAGTTGGTGGGACCTGTGCTGACAACACTGTCAACACTGCTTAATCTGCTTTTACCACCGATGATGCAGATTATTCAGGCGGTTTTACCGCCACTTACGAATCTGATCAATATGCTTTTGCCGCCGGTGACTCAGATTATTCAATCTTTACTGCCTGTTTTGATGGCTATTTTGCAGCCTATACTTGAATTGTTACAGCCGTTTTTGGATATGTTGACACCGATTATCGACTTGGTAATGCAGGTAGTCACACCGCTGACAGATCTTATCAATATGATATTACCACCACTGGTGGAATTACTTTCGATGCTGATGGAAGATTACCTAAATGTGCTGCAACCAATCCTTGAATGGTATTGTAAGATGCTTTCAGGAACGCTTAAGTCTGCTATCAAGTTGATAGTTACAGCGATCAATAACTGTAAAGAATCATTTGCTGCAGCTTGGCGGGGAATCAAGAAGGCGTGGAACGCTGCACCAGAGTTCTTTAGTGGAATATGGTCAAGTATTAAGGGCACATTCTCTGCCGTAGGCACATGGTTCAGTGATATATTTGGCAAGGCTTGGGCTGGTATAAAGAATGCATTTTCACCGATGGTGAATTTCTTTAGCTCTACATGGCAGAAGATTAAGAATATATTTAGCAAGGTCGGAACAGCAATAGCGGACGGATTATCTGGTGCTGTGACATCAGCGGTCAATGCGATACTTAGTAAAGCTACAGGGATTATCAATGGCTTTATCCGGGCAATCAATTCGGCTATATCAGTCTTGAATAAGATCCCAAAGGTGTCGATATCGAGAATAGATGAGCTTGACGCTCCGCAGCTTGCTGAAGGTGGTGTGCTTAAGCGTGGTCAGGTTGGTATCCTTGAGGGTAATGGAGCTGAGGCTGTAGTGCCACTTGAGAAGAATACCGGCTGGATCAGGAAAGTTGCGGAGGATATGGCAGATATAACAGGTGGAACACCTGTGGGAGGTGACTCAGAGTGCTTGAATGTACTGTATAAGATATTAGAGATCATTAAACATATAGATGATAATCTGTATGACCTGATAGTGAAAGCTTTGACTGATGGGGTAAGACTAAAGATAGACGGCAGGGAGTTTGGAAGGATGGTGAAGGCGAATGCTTGAACAGCTTAGATATGTGAATCACTTAGGTGAGACTATAGAGTTCGGGAAGAAGGGTATCTTTGCCAACTCAAACGATCTCAGAAACTACGAATATACATACGATAGCAGCAGGAACCGTGCCGAAAATTTCAGAACAGGGGTGGTCTCAAAGACCATCCCTGTTGTTATATCGGCAGAAAGTAAGAAGAAGTGTATCGATCTTAAGAATAGACTGTATGAAGTCTGTGAAAAAGACATCATAGCAGAACAGAAAGGGAAGCTCTATATAGGAGATTACTATCTTGAATGCTATGTGTTTAGTTCGGCGAAGAGCAATTATCTTGACGTGGCTACATCGATGAATCTGTCACTTAAAGTAGTAACAGATGGTGGCAGATGGATGAAGGAAGAGTTGCACAACTATAAGCATGTACCAGATAAGTTTATTGAAGGTAAAGGCTATGAGTATTGTTATGAATATGATTACAACTCAATTTCTGACAATATCAGTAAGCTTGAGGTGGATGACTTCAGAAACTGTGATTTTGTACTCAGCATACATAGTGGTGCTGTTAATCCAGTCATATATGTTGACAATCATTACTACAGCGTTAGGTGTGTTGTTGGCGATGGAGATAAGATCGTTATTAATTCTGCAGAGCTTACGATAACTCTTGTGAAAGCAGATGGAACACAGGAAAACATGTTCAGATACAGGGACAAGCAAAGCGATGTGTTTGAAAAGATATCCCCCGGGAATCATCGTGTGATGTGGAATGGAAGCTTTGATTTTGATTTAAGTGTAATACATGAGAGAGGTGAACCAAAATGGACATAAGGTTGATATACACTGATGCAGACAGGGTAGAACAGGGATATCTCAGGAACTTCAGCGTAGATGTGGATGTTGCAAAGGATAAGGATTTTGAGATAACTGTAGCTAGGGATAATAATATTCTGCAGGGGGGATCATGGTGGTATATCAACAACACAGAGTACGGTGGCATAGTTGATAATGTCGGTGTGGTGACATCCGACAGAGAAATCAAATACACTGGCCGAAATCTTAGAGGCATCTTGTGTGACAAGATCATAGAGCCTCCGGCGGGGACGGATTACAAGATTGTATCAGGTGATGCAGTTACAGTGATCAATAAGCTCATTGAAGTGGCTGGACTTAGCAGCATATACAGAATGACAGGCGAATCATGGAATGTACAATCATTTCAGTTCAACAGATATGTGAGTCTCTATGATGGCATATGTGCGCTGTTGAGCACCCAGAACAGGGTTCTCAGGCTTGTGGTTAAAGATGGATATGTGACTATGAGTAGTGCGGTGCCTTACGATTATACAGAGGATAAGGATTGTATGAGATCGGATATCAACTACAATATCACGCAGATCAAGAACAGATATAATCATCTTATTTGCCTTGGCCAAGGGGAGCTCAAAGATAGACAGGTACTGCATTTGTATATTGATAAAAGAGGAAATATAACGGGTACACAGGCATTCAAAGGCTTTGAAGAAAGAACCGCTGTGTATGATTATAGCTCAGCGACAGATATGGATGAGCTTAAATCCGGAGGTATAGCACGACTTCAGGAGCTGAATGCAGACCGTCTGGATATGACTCTGCCAGACATGGCGATGCAAATAGGAGACATCACAGGTGGCACAGAGAAGTTTACAGGAGCAACCGTAAAAAAGCAGATCACAAATATCATAGCTAAGATAGATGATAACAGCATAGACATTGAATATTCGGTGTCGTAGCGGAAAGGGTGGAAATATGAAGATAATAACAGGAAAAACAGGGAAACCACATGTAACGAGTGCAGATGATAGAGCCTTGCACAGAGCAGAATGGGATGGCGATGGATTTTTGTCGGTCTACCAGCCACCAGTGCTGGTTAATTCAACGACACTTAGAGTATATCCGTGTGACATTATGTTTCAGGGGTGCCATGCTAGGGTTACAGGTACATATGAAGATCTTACTTTCCCTAGTGGAGAAACAGGTAAAAAGCGAGTTGATATTCTTGTTGCAAGATACACGCTGTCAGAGGAAGGACTTGAGGATATGTCATTGCTGATCTTGACAGGGCAGCCTGTAGAATCCTCACAGGAGCCACAATCACCTGCGTATGAAACTGGCATAATAGCCAATAATGTAAGTGTCGCCGACATGCCGCTTTACAAAATTATACACGATGGAATAAATGCGAGTGGGCCGGTTGCGATTGCATCAACTTTCCCCCCACTTAGTAATAAATATACAAAAGAGGAGTCAGATTCAACGACAAAGAATATCATCCAGGAGATATCGAAAGTCGAAAAAACAGCCGCAAAGGCACAGTCTATTGCAAATGACGCAGCATCAATGGCTGAGGAAGCTATAGGTAGGGCTGAGGAAGCGCAGAGAACAGCAGACACTGCATCGTCGAAAGCGGATAATGCACAGAACACGGCAGATGCTGCAAAAACAGATGCTGCTAATGCGCAAAGCTATGCGGAAAAAATTGCAACAAAAAGCCTTGTTATATCTGATATAGTAGGCGCAACAGCGACTATACCAGGAACTGACGCAGGAACGACACTTCAATATGCCGTTGATGTAGAGCTTCCAATGAATACGGGTAGAATATTAGTTATTCCTAAAAATATCCCTAGTGGTGTCACATACATGGGATATGAAGCTTCTTCAATAAATCAGACTACATATTCGATAACTGTAAAAGCAAAAAATACAAACAAAGCAGATTCAAATATAAGCTTAGTTGTAGTAGGAGTTGCAAGACCTAAGAATCTTATATAGGGGGTTGAGCATGTATATAAATTTTGAAACAATAATTCAGGTTGGGAAGGTACTTGGAGCTCTTGTATTGATAGGAGGGATACTCATATCAATATATAAATGGTATTCCAGGCAGAATGAGCAGGATGCGGAGATCAAGAAGATGAAAGAGGAGCAGTGCATACTTACATATGGTACACTTGCGTGTCTTAAAGGTCTAAAGGAGCTTGGATGTAATGGACCAGTCACAGAGGCTATTGACAAGATGGAAAAACATCTGAACAAAGCGGCACATGATCAGGAATAGGAAGGAGATATAATCATGGATAAGTTAGCAATATTATTATTAGTTGTTGCAGTTCTTTGCACTTTGATATCGGTAATAACGGAATTTACAAAAGAGGTTGGAATATTGAAGAAGATTCCAACCTCTTTTCAGGTGCTTATAACAAGTCTCATCATATGTGAGATATGCTTGTTTGTAGCATTATCATATTTCGATATTCGGCTACTATGGTATTACCCTGTAGCTGTGTTCTTTGGTGCTTTTATTATCGCATTCATATGCACCAGAGGATGGGACTACCTGATCGAAATATTTAAACGATTTTACAGAGGTGGAGACATAGAGAAGGAGCGTGACGGGAAATGAATGGAATAGACATCAGTGCATGGCAGGGTGATGCCGGCATAGACCTCAGTAAGATAGCGTATGACTTCTGTATAGTGAAAGCGACAGAGGGAACAGACTACAAGAACAGATACTTTGCAGCGCATTGTGATAAAGTTTTGAGTAGAAAAAAACTTCTGGGAGTATACCACTATGCAAATAGCGGAGATCCACAGAAAGAGGCTGACTACTTCCTGGCATACTGCAAGAAGTATATTGGCAAAGCCATCCTTATCCTTGACTGGGAGGCAAAGAATAACCCTCAGTTTGGCAAGAATGATCTTGAATGGTGTCTCAAGTGGTGCAATTATGTATATCAGAAGACCGGCATCAAGCCACTGATCTACATCCAGAAGAGTGCTATGAACGCCGTAAAAAAGGCTGGATATGGTCTGTGGGTCGCTCAGTATCCGGATTATGAGCGGACAGGATATCAGGAACATCCATGGAATGAGGGAGCTTATAACTGCCTTATCCGTCAGTACACATCTGCCGGTAAGCTCTCAGGTTACAGTGGCAGCCTTGATCTCAATAAGGCTTATATCAGTGCGGCGAGCTGGAATAAGCTGGCAGGCAAGGCTAAGAAGACATCAGCATCCACAACAGTAAAGAAGAGTGTCAATACATTGGCTAAAGAGGTGTTGGCGGGCAAGTGGGGCAATGGTGCTGATCGCAAGAGTAGACTAACCAAGGCTGGATATGATTACAACAAGGTGCAGTCAGCGGTCAACAAGCTGGTTAAGGCATCACAGCTCAGTAGTGAGAAGGTCATCAATGCTGTGGCTCATGAAGTGATCGCTGGCCGCTGGGGTAATGGACAGGAGCGTATTGACAGGCTCAAGGCAGCAGGTTATGATGTTGATGTGATTCAGAAGAGAGTGAATGAAATATTATAAATAAGATAACATATAGGAATACCCCCATCACATTTGTGGTGGGGGTATTTTTTTATGTACGAATATGGAATAAACAATACACCATAAAAGGTGCAAAAACTTATTGACAATACACCATAAAAGGTGTAATATATAAATATATTAAAAGAAGGGGATCACATAGAGTGAAATGGTGAAGATAATATGAAGAATACAATTGAAAAAGTAAATTTAGATAATTTTATCGAAGAAGCAAAAAAACTCTATTCAAAAGAGCTTAAAAAGAGTGGGATGTCGGAAACACAGGCTGAAACAGCTTGTAAAATATGGGGAAAAAACGAATATACAATAGATCAATTTAAAAATAAAGAAGAGTATGATAACGTAATGTTTTGGGTTAATGATGTAAGAGAGAGAACTTTGTCAAATTATTTAAAGCATATAAACGCAGGCGACAATTACTCTTTTTGGGATCTTGCAAGAGCATATTTTATAACACATAGTGTCGATGGATTTTACAAATTCAATATAACCGACGATACTATACTGGATCTTGTGTATTACGACAATAGTAAATATGGTGAAAGTGGATATTATTTTGTACAAATATGGCCTGAGGAAGATGAAAAATTTATATTTAAAATAGATGCTAGACCAGAAGAATTGCGCATTTGTCAGATAACAGATGATAAACAAGAGGAATTATTTAATGACATAATTGATATTTATACAATATCAGAAAACGAGGTGAAGAAATGAAAGAAATAACAGTGACAAACTTTAAAGGAAATATATTTACGGGAGCGTGGAATGGCAAGACATATAAAAGCACGATAGATGGACGCCCAGAGTTATTAAGGATATATGTTAATAACCAAGGATGCCATATCACACCGGAGGAGTACAAAAAAATCGGTGGTGATCCAGTTAAAGACGCAAAAGAGAAATATATAAAAGCCACTCGGGAAAAATTAGAGGACATTTCCCGACTGCTGGATGATCCGGCGGTTGAATGGTTCTTCAGAAAAAACGGGGTGAATACTTTTGATATTCAGATGATAATAAAAAACAACGAGGTATCAGCGCCGAGTAATTTAAAAAGTGAAAAGTAAGAGGTTAAAATGATTATTTATTTAGATGTAATCGATAAGTTGTCTAAAGCTGGATATAATACGACAAGGATCCGGCGGGAAAAAATACTGTCTGAACATACTCTTCAGAACATAAGGGAGGGGAAATCAGTAACTTTAAACACTATTAATACAATCTGCAAATTGACAGGTTTACCTGTTGAGAAGATTATAGAATACCACCCGGATTAG